TCGCACCCTGCGCAAGCTCTTTGAGAACCCGGTCAATGGCATCGCTGTATTCCTTAGCAATGAAGCCATTACTGTCCCGAACTGCCTGCCAGAAGAAATACCCTTGACGGCCACGGTGACGCAAGAACTGTTGCGTTGTAGGACGACGACGACCACCGAACTCGGCACCAAAGAACACGTCACCCATCGTCACCTTCGTCTTGCGTTTGCGGTTTGGACGGGACGCTGAAACGAATCCACGCTTGTGATCCAGTTTGATTGTCGGGATGCGGTCACGTCGAGCACGCAACCCATTCACCACAGCCTGAGCCTGAGACATCCCTGAGGAACCAGGACGATTCGCACCATGCTTCGGCTGCCCTTGAGCGTTCACCTTCGCCTTGTCCACCACATGCTGGGCAACCTCTTGGGCTGCGATTCGCATCATCCTGTTGAAATCTTTGTCAGCCTGACCGGCGATACGGAGAAACTCAAACAGGCCGTCGGCAGCGAACTGAACATCACCGGCACGACCGATTGGTTTGGAGACCGCCATGTCAACGAGTGTAGGGCGTGTTCGGATTCTGCTTGACTGCTTTCCAACGCAGATACGCAAACATCGTGTAGAGCATTCGTGGGGATTCAGTCAGCAACACTGACGGGGCGATGCCCGTCTCGACCGCCAGGTAGGCGATCAGCCAGTGGGCTGACTCTTCTCCAAAGGGAGAATCTTGTTGTCCTCCGAATCTCCCAGGCTGACCATGTCAACGCCTTCACGCCACACCTCGAACGAGAGGCTGTGTAGCTTGTTGCGTTTTTCGCAATGCCACGCCAACCACCCGAGGTCTCGTATCTTCATCTCTGCTTCAATCTTTGCCATTGAGCAGTTGTGGACTTCCTCAAACGCACAGAAGTCTGCGTACTGAACAACTGCCAATCGTTGGCTGCCGTCGTTCGAGTGAACGATAAGACCGAGTTTCATTTGTACCTCCGCAGGGTAAAGTTGTTAGAACTAGGCGCCGACGCTCTTGGTGATTACACCGGAGATTGGGAAGGTGACGTCTGCGGTGGCGAGTTCGCCGACTGCACCGTTCACTGGTGTCCACTCGGTGACGAGCACGCTGAACGTGTACGACGGGTTCGCCGACGAAGCAGCAGCAGTTCCGTTTGGCTTGACAACGCAGGTCACTGCGGTCGAGCCGACGAGTGGGAAGAAGATTCCGTCGATGGCGTTGTAGTCGTTGTGGATGCTGAACGTCACCGAATTATCGATGAGCCCCGCTACACGGGTCACTGCCGAACTTCCAAAGGCGGTGGTCGCAACCTCAGCCGCACTTGTGGACAGCGTCAGAGACGCAACATTCGTGCTGATGTCCGTGCCGTTGAACACGATGTTCGCATCTTTGAGGACCAACTTTGCCATGACTATTTGTCTCCTGCCTTATCGGCCTTTGAGGATTTCTTGGATTCTTCGACTGGCGTCAGGATACCTGCGCCAATCAACAACTCTACATTGTCAATCCCGCTTCCGTCCACATGCCCACCCGGCTGAACGCCAGACACCGGGAACGGTCCAGAAACCAGATACTTCGCCATGGACTAAGCGTACACCGTGACCTTGAAATCCATTGTCAGATACAGCGTGTCGTTGGCGTCAATGTTCGTGAAGTTCCCAGCCGAGTTCACAATCAAGTCATCGCACACACCACCCAAGGTGCGGTCTGCTTCGATGGCTGCACGCAATGATTGCGCACCCGACCACGCCGTGTACTGATCCAACGCATCCTGCGCCGTCCGCTCCGACGCACGATTCACCACGATGGTGACCGTGAAGTCCATGACGACACCACCGCTCGACATGCCTGTCTGATGGAATCGAATCTCGTCCAGCGTCGGCCATGCGAACGGAGGGTTCACCTGGTCAGGTTGGTAGTCGAAGGCTCGTAGTCCGGGGACGGTTTGGATGGCGGCCTTGAGTCCGTCTTTGACTTGTGCCGGTGTTGCGGGCATTAGGCGAACATCCGCATTCGTCGATACGGCTCAACCAACTGAGCCATGTCAGGGTCAAGGAATCGAGAGACACGGATGGCACCCAAGTCACCAAACCCGGCAACACCGAGCGGTGAGTCGTAGCGCTTGAAGATGCGTGACGCCTGAATGATGCAGGCTTGGGTGATCGGGTCGGGGACGGTTGCCCAACCCCAACGGGCGGTCACCTGAACGAGAGCCTGCTCACCATAGTTCGCATTGACGGTCGGAAACAGATAGTCGCCAACTGCACGAATCTTGTCAAAGGACCAAGTGAGTCCATCAAGGATTCCGTTCAACGGTTCCAACTGATAGTCACTCGTCGCCCACGTCGTATCAAAGTTGCCGTCAGCAAACGACGACGTCTTCAACACGAACCCGGTCGTCGTGTAGAAGTCATCCACATCACAAACGAACTCGCTGTTGGCTTGGAACACTCGGGGCGTAGCCGAAGCCACAGCCCAGAACTGGCGGTTGCAGTAGCCGTCAATGAGACGGGAAGCCGCACCGGCACAGTTGTCAATCAGCGTGTCGTCAATCGTGTCAGCCGTGCCGATACGCAACGCCGCCTTGATTTGCGCACGAGTCGCATAGAGGTTCTCATTGGCCATACTTGCTCAATCCTACTTGCCGATGAGCCACTGATTCCCAACAACCTCCACCTGCACACCCAACGACTCAGCAAACCTGTACACATCATGGCGAACGGCAGGCCAATCCAAATCATCACCCATCAACAACCCGCCCTTCACCAACAACTCCCAAGCGGTCGTCAACTCCAAGAACGTCTCATCCTGCTCATGAGCCGAATCCACATACACCACATCCGGGCGATAACCAGACACACGCTCCAACACACGCATCCCCACAATCCCCGTCGCAGGCAAAGGCGTGATGACATCCTCAAACCCGGCATCCTTCACGTTCGCCAGAAACCTCTGTCGAATCGTCGGCGCACCATTCACCAACCCCAAGAATCGCCACTTCCCTTCACGCACCAAACCCTGCTCCCAAGCCCACATGTTCACATCACCCGTGAACGGATCAACACACACAACATCCAACTCCAACCCGAGACGCTCAGCCACCCGTGCCACCAACAACGCCGACCCACCCAACATCGAACCCACCTCAACCCAATACTGTGGCTGACGTTCACGCAACACCCGCTCCACCAAGGACTCCGAAAGATGGGTGTGCGGATACCCGTTATCTGATGGGCCTGCGTCCGCATACACATCTTGCGAACCGAATAACACGCCACGAATCTCCCGACCAATCAGCCCCATGTTCCCTTGAACTTTCTCAAATAGTCGTTCTCCAACACCATGTTCCTGCGCCCATGATGCTCGACGAATCCGACGTTGCGTGAGTCACGAAACTCTGGGAACACCACGGGCACATTGCCTGCGGCAGCCGCATAGCCACGAGTCCACTCAACCTCAGCCTGAATCGAATCCCGTTGCGTCACAGGCGAATACAACTCCACCCGGCTCAGATGCTCCCGAGTGTAGATGCCCATGTACATCCCGAAGATGCCTGGGTCATCCGTGACCGACACCGAACCCTCATGCTCGAACATCCGATCGAAGAACGCCTGGTCTTTCACCACCACCGAATCATGCAGAAACAAGAACCGATCCAACTGCGTGTTCTCATACAACCACTTGATTTTGCCCAACTCCCACGTCCCACCCTGACGCAACACCAACACCTCACGCTGAATGCTCGACAAACATTCAGCCAACCACGCCTCACGACCCGGAGTCGTAGCCACCACCACCGTCTCTTTCAATCCCATCCCAACTCCAGACGCCGATTCAAGTCCCAATCCAACGGCAAATCCTGCACCATCCGCTCCTCAAACAGACGACGGTTCGCATCAAACGTCGCCTGATTCCGCTGTTGAAACTGAGCGCTGGAACGCAGGGTGCTGGAGTTCCGATGATAGACGGCAGCCGATGAACGCACGATGTCTACGCCTTTGCGTTGCGCACGAACCTCATAGTCATTGTCCTCAAAGTACGCCGGATGGAATCCCTCATGAAACAGCCCGACCTTGCGCACCACCTGTGAACCCAACCAGAAGCACGACCACGGTGGCTTCCCCGACAACACAAGGTTCGAGTACGAAGCTTGAAGAAAGATGTCCTCCACCGCCTTCGTCCCAAACACCACATCATGATTCACCACCAACCAACCCGACGCCGAGCAGGTTGCTTTGATGCCCATGTTCCAAGACGCAGCCACACCAAGATTGCACGGAATCCGATAGTGAAACACACGCTTGGCCTTATCCGTCCGAGGCTCCCAATGAGAATTGTTCCCATTGTCAATCACCACCAAGTCACCGATACGACCACCAAACGAATCCAACATGGCATCGACTCGATGATGCTCGGTGAGCACCGGGACGATTACGACTGGGACAAGCGGCACCATTCAGCAATCTCCTTCATCGCTGGCTTCCAATGCATCTCATACACATGATCCGCCTCATACTGCTTGGCGAACTCCACCGCCTTCTTCGAGCGGCCACGACCACGGGCATACGCCTGCTCCAACGCATCCAGAATGCTCGGCACCGAAGGAGTCAAGAACCACGACTTCTGAGCAGCATCCCAGAACGGCTGACCCTCCACAACCCAACCATCCCCAACCAACTCCGGCTGAGCCGTGAAGTTCGAGACGATGACAGGTGTACCGCACGCCTGGGCTTCCACCACAGGGATGCCAAACCCTTCACCCATGGATGCAGCCAGAAGCACGTCAGCAGCGCTGTAGAGGGCTGCCATAGCGTTCTGAGGGAGTCCTAGGCGGTACAGGTAGGCGTCAGCGTATTTGATGCGATGTGGCTCAATACCGCACATCTCAGCCAACTCCTTCAAGTTGATACCACCAGCCGAACCCATCTCCTCAGAATGCATGTACAGGACTGCGTCCGGGTGTTTCTGGGCGAACATGCTGAACGCCATGAAGTTCTCGGCGAAAGCTTTGCGTGGAGGATAGACACCTTTGTTGGCGGCCGTCATCATCACCACAAACTGGTCCTCGCCGAACCCCATGATTTCACGACCTGTGATTGACTTGCCGCCATTGTCCTTGACGATGGGCGTCGGCTTGAACACCGACTCGATACCGTGCGGAACGTACAGGCTGTTGATGCCCAACTGTTCCAACATGCGAGCACCGAACTTGCTCATCGCAATCGGCATCACATTCGGACGTTGACAGAACGCAGCCACCTCCGGCGGACACGGCTGGTGATCCACCGGCACCCACGATGCGATGTTCGGAACCTTCTCCAGATTCGGAGCCTTCAACACCCACACATCGAACAGCGTCATCAGGAGTTTGGGCAGGTTGGTGCCTTGCGTCCATTCCATCCAATGTGCGACGACCACATCGTCGCTGTATGGGCTCATTCCTCTCGGGTAGATTTTGATTCCGTTCCACGTCGACGTTGAGCCTTCGAGGCCGTAGATTGCGTGGATTGCGATTTCGTGGCCTTCTTTGATGAGCCTTTGGACCGCTTGTTGGGTTTGTTGCCCGTAGCCCGTTCCCGCCCACGGGGCGTTGGAGTACCAGAGCGCCCGGACCGCATCCGGGGTTCGACGACTGATTGTTCTGGCAAGTGAGCCACGCCCCGCTGCAAGAGCAGGATCGCCGTCGGCTCGTCCAAGTCCAGAGGGATTCCCTTGATGATGATTCGCATTCACGCAGTCTCCTTGTGTACGCAGGTTGCAGGGTTGGTATTCAGAGTGTTGGTGGGCCGAGGCGACCCTGCGTGTTTCGCCCCGACCCACCGAACTCTTTATTCAGTCCCCATCAGGAGACTTCATCAACTACGAAGCTCAGGCTCCGGTGTTGTTGATGAAGTACTTGATGTGGCTGGTTTGTGGCAGGTTTCCGTCGACTCGCATGGAGGCACGGAAGGTGACGAGGTCCGCATTGAATGCGTAGTCGTCGCTGCGATCCAAACGGAGACCGCCAGCCATACGGACGTAGTAGCTGGGGAGGTGTCCGAAGATCACCGACTTGGCTGCCGAAGCCTGCGAGGCCATTGCTGGGTTCTCGAAGACCGGGTAGTTGAGGACTCGGTCGTTGCCATCTGCCAGCGCTGGGCTGAAGATGTACGCACCCTGAGTGTCCTTCAACTTACGGACTGCACCGAGTGAAGCGGTGTTCATCATCCAGCCAACGCCGGGGAGACGACGTGCCGCACCATCCAGGCTGTACGCCAGGTCGATGAGGTTGTCTGCGGTGAAGAGTCCACCTGCGACGGTTCCGAGCACGCCCGAACCTGCGGCAGCAACGACACCCTTCGGCTGGGTTGTACCAGTTCCGACGGTGAGTGCGTTGTTGACGGCGAAGCCGATTGCGTTTCCGGTTTGCGTGGCAAGGAAGCTCAAGATGTCAACACCAGAGTCTTCGATGAGTTCACGGCTCAACTGCACCAGGAACGAGTACTTGTAAGCACCCAAGGTGATGAAGCTGTTGAACGTCGGGTCGGACTCGCTGATGGCTGAGCCTTCGGCGGTGATTGCCGCCGTTGACCAACCAGCCTGCGATGGGATCTGGAGGTTCTCGCCACCGGCAGTGCGCAGCACTGTGGAGGTGTCAAGCATCGGGCCGACAAGGCGAGCCTGCGCAATGACCTGGTCGTAGAACGACGTTGGTACTGGTGCGCCGGTGGATGCCTTGGTGACGTCACGCTGCTCGAAGGTGAACGAACGGGTCTCGCCACGAGCCATCGAACGGAGAACGTCTGCATCGGTTGACACAGCCTTTGCCGTTGGACGTACTTGGCCGGAGATTTCACGGGTTGCCGCTTCAATCTTGGCCTCACGCTCCGCATCAGCCTTGAGGGCTTCGATGCGGGCTGCACGCTCGCTGAGTTCGTCGTTCATCTTCTTGTACGACGCTTCTTCTTCGGAGGTCAGGTCACGCTTCTCAGCAGCAGCCGTGTCGAGAAGAGCTTTCGCTGCTTCCCAAGTGCGCTGACGCTGTTCGACCTGACGGTCAATATATTCCTTCATTTGAGTGAATGTCCTTTCTTGGACGGTTTTGGGGTACGCAAGGATTTGGTATCGC